GCATTAGATTCACCAGCCGCCCCCATAGTAATTGTGCGAGTGCCTGCGCCGCCAGCAGTTGCTTGAATCAACGGGTTTGTTCCAGTAACTGTTAAATTGGTACTGGTGGAAGTTGTCCATATACCGCCCGAAGTAGCAGTCAATACAATCTTGCCTGTTCCAAACGCCAATGTGCGAGTGTTGCTGTTAGATGAGGAAAACAACCCCGTAGTTAGCGTATAGCCATTCAAATCCAACGTGCCATTGGTCAGCGTAGCGGTGCGAGTAGCACCAGAAGTAAGTGCGGCTTGAAGTTGCCAAGTGCCGCCTACACCGTTGAAGGTGAATGGGCGGTCAACAGTTACACCCGCAGTGTTGATTGTCTTTGTGCCAGAGGTGGCTGCAAATGTCAAAGCTACTGACCCAGAACTAAAAGAAAAACCAACTGACGTTGAAAGTTTGAAATTTCCGTAAAATGTTGTAGCGTTATACGAAAGTGTGCCAGCATACCCAGTTGGGTTTGTACCATCGGTAAGGTCTAAATCTCGCATTGAACCTGCGGTAAGGGTTAATGAGCCTGTACCCGCAGTAACTCTAAATGAAATGCTGTTTGCTTCGGTGACGGCTGTTGGCGTAATTGTCCTTGCCGTTGCGCTGTTGTTGGTAAGAATAATCAGCGGCGTACCCGTGACCGTCATACTTGTCTCACCAGTAAACACCGTACCAGTGCTGTTCAGCGAAATCGTGTTCGTGCCAAAGGCAAGCGTACCCGTGAAGCCTGTGCAAGTTACAGACTGAACCACTGGGCTAATGTCAAGCGTGGCTGTAACAGTGCCAGATGCGGCGTTAAAAAATACAGCGTCCCCAGTTCCGGGAACAACAGCACCGGCTGGAGTACCAATTGCAAAATCAGACCAACTTAAAATGCTGTTCCAATTTCCAGAAACACCAGCCGCCCAGTATTTATTTGCCATAATTACTCCGCAATTGGCTCGTCAACCACAGGCTCGTCAACCAGCACGTCAACTACGGGTGGCGGGTTGGTGATGTAGTCGTACCACTTGTCGTACCGAGCCTGCTTCATAGCCTCAATCTCAGCGTCAGTCAGGCCGTGGTCATCAGCCAAGTGCAGAGCATCAGAAAATCCATTTATGATGAAGTCGATCTTTATCATGTCAGTTCCTTAGAAGCCAAAGACTTTAGCAATCATCTGCCATTTTGAGGCGGTGCTGTTGTAGATAAATCCAACATAATCGTACAAAGTTGCTCCGCTGGATGTGGTGGGCAAAGCAATGTCCGTAGAACCTGCAAACACGGCATTCCACGCAAAAGTCTGCACGTTGGTACTACGCAAGCGCAGAATCAATTTCTGGCCGTTTACGGCAGTTCCCGTGGGCGCGTTGACCGTCAAAGTTCCTACAGCCTGCGTATTAGCTTGCGTGGCAATGTCCGTAATGTCTGCATTGATTGTGATAGACGCCGCATCAGCAATAACCACTACGCGAGAAATAACACCTCCACCAAAATAGGAGCTACCAGCCTCTACATACAGAGCATATGGGTTAGTTATCGTGATGTTTGTGCCAGCGCTTGGTGCGCCCGCAATGTACAAGGTCGATGCGTTGGTGTAAGTGACGCCTGTGTTGGTCGCAGCAATTGGCGTGATGCCCAAGGAAGCAATTGCGCCCGTTGTATTGGTTGCGCTAATTGCCGAGGTGACGTCGGTCACAGTGCCAGTACCCATGTACAGCTTGGCAGGCGTAGCCGCGGCAAACACCGCAACGCCGTTAAAGCTGCTGTCGCCAATCTTCACGGTTTTTACCAAGGTGCTCAGGCCAACTGTTGAGAAGCCGCCAGCAGACAAAGTTGTTCCGTCAAAGGTCAGGTCAGCATCGTCAGTCTGAAGGCCAGCAGTGGTGCTGAAAACGACCCGGCTAGAGGTTAGGCCGGTGTTGGTGATGCTGGAGCTAGAAACGCCTGTAAGGCCTGTTAAAGATGTTACCCATTGAGGCGCGGAGCCTGTGGAGGTCATGACGCGGTTTGCAGCGCCGATGGCCAAAAAGGTGGTCGTAGCCACGCCAGACTGGTAAGGGACGGACCCAGCAACTCCACCAGCAAGGTTGGTCGCCGTGTTGACTGTCACACTGGTAGGCGCACTCCACTGAGGGACAGAGCCAGAGGACGTCAGAATGTAATTAGCTGCGCCAATTCCAAGCTTGGCCAGCGTGTTGGTAGCCGAGGCGTACAGCACATCACCTTGGGTATAGGCAGACTGCGCAGTGCCGCCGTAGATCTCGGTAAGGGCATTGGTAAGGTTCAACGTAGTCAGCGTGGTGACGTTCGTCGAGTTGTTAAATACCATCGCAGCATTACCATCCAACGCGCCTGCGTTGTTGTATTGGATCTGCGTAGTTGAACCGCCAATTGTGCCAGCACCTTTAGTTGCAATTACCTGCACAACGCCTGCGCTGTCCTCGTAATATAGCTTGCCGTCGGCAATGTTAATTGCCAATTCACCTTGCAGAAGATTTGCCGCCAAAGGTACAGCAGATGCAGTCGTTGAAAAGTAAAGCTGGATTGGTGTAAAGTTTGTTGCAGCCATAATATTGCCTTAAAAAGTTCCGCCTTGTATGCCTGACCACACTGGTGCGCCAGTTCCCGCTGATGTTAATACCTCACCCTGATTTCCAGCCAAACTAACAGCGTAGTTTGTACCGTCTCCGTAAATTACACTGCCCGCCACGGGAGTTGCGGTTGACCCCGTCCCGCCATTGGTTACTGCCAATGTTCCTGCAACGGTGACACTTCCGGTGGTTGACGCAGATGGCGTTAAACCAGTTGTACCAAAAGAGATTGAATTGACGCCTGATCCGGTAACAATTGATCCCCATGCGCCGTTAGCATAACCTTCAAATGAGGCTGTTGTGGTGTTGTACCGCAGATTTCCATCAGTCGATGATCCGCGCTGACCTGTAGTGCCAACAGGCAAAATCGTGCCGCCAGTGCCGGGGATGATGGGGTTGCTTGCCAACCCAACGGTAGGAGCGCCAGCAATGCCATCTCCGTTGGTCACCGATGTCTGGTTAGCCACACCAGTAATTGCAGTAGCAGACATCGCCCCCGCAGTGGTGATTGTGACCAAGCCATTGGCACTCAGGTTGGCCAAGTTCAAAACCTGACCAGTCAAGCTAATCGTTGGGTCACCTGAAACGCCGCTGCCGTTGGCTACCGTGACACCAGACCCAGAAGTAGCGATAGAACGGCTTGTAATGGCCGTAGAAGACGTTTTAACCTGAAACCCAGTACCAGAGTTCACCAAAGAGAGCAAAGCGCCTGTGGTCGTTATATTGAACAACCCCTGCGCCCCGCCGTCAGTGATCGACAGGCCGTTGGTTGCACCAACATAGCGACTGTTGGGCAACTGAGGCGTCTGGCTGACCGTCAGGTAGGTATAGGTCTGCGTTGGAGACCCGGCAATCGCAGCCGTGGTCGTCTGCACCGTGACCCCGTTTTGGACAATCGGAACCGACTCAGTGCCTGTAATAGCACCAGCGGCTGGCAGTTGGGTGATGGTTACTTGTGCGGACATTATGTACTCGTGTTATCTGGTGGGTTGGGGGCAATTGTGTCCTTGTTCCCGGTAGAGGTTGGAGTCTGGGTATTTTGCTGGGTTGAGATCTGAGACACATTGGTGATACCACCAGTGACCAAGTAATTGTCGCCAGCATTCAAAGGAGCATCAGGGCGAGGAAACCGAATCGTTATCCTTTCGGTTTTGCGAGCTGGGAGCCTGTAGGGGTCAAGTTGGTCTGCGCAGCCTTCGTTGCACACCCGCAAACCGGGAAAGTTTGGGTCGTTCCTCATCACCGCATGCGGGCGCTTCATTTTGCAACGATCGCACACCGCAATTGCAATGTCAGAGTAGCCTTCAGTGTCCAGAAAGATGGCCATTAAACAGTCCTTCCTTGCGCGGACAATGTAGCGCGTCGAGATGCAACGCGCTTGGCAATCTGCTCAGGCGTCTGCTTTCGACCCTTGCCAGCCTTGCCGCCTTTGCTAAAAAAACCTTCAGGCATAGGTTTTTCTTTTCCGACAAGCCATGGCGTTGGGCGCGAAACACCCTTCAAAGGGCTAACGTATTCATCACCACGGTACTTTGAAACGGGGGGCTTGCCTCCGCCAGTCACGAGGTTCCAGCCAATATTGTCAGATGGTCGGAGCTTGCGCTCAAGGTCATAGCAGAAATTTTCGTCAGCGACTACAAGGACGGTTTTGATCAAATTTTCCCAACCGTATTTTGAAATGGCATTTGCCATCTTTGGGTTGTCATGACGGCTTTTGCGGTGCGCCCAACTGTGACCGTATAGCCACCGTTTTCGAGAGTTTTTGGACACGCCGACGTACCCGTCCAACGTCATGTCGGAATGGTGTGCTGCTCGTATCCAATAAACTTCGGCAGTCATGCTGTATATGGCCGTATGTTTGGGGCAAAGTAAATCGGAGACTTGTCGCGCTCTTCCTCCTCAACCCGCTGAAGATACTTACTGGCTTGGTTTTCAAGGTACTGCACGCGGGCCATATCAACGCCGGGAAGCTCCAAGCTCATCCGATGAGCCAGCATCATCACCACGGCCTCGTACCAGCGCTGCGGAACCTCTAGCTCGCCATACAGGTCGCCTACGTCCATGATCTGGCGCGAGTACCAGATGGTCATCTGATAGAAAGCGTTCTGAGGCGTTGGCCAAAGCACAATCTCGCTCTGGGGAATGGTGCGGTTGAACCAAAACTGGAACGGCTGGTTGGCCGTAAAGTTCTTGTTGGGCAGGTTGGTGTAGTCGTCACGGTTCAGGCGCGACATCGTGATCTCTGTGCTGTTGTTGCCCAAGTACCACTCACGCAGATTCAGCGTCGTGCCGCTGTAAGCCCGAATGCGATAGTACGGCACGGTCTGGCCGTTCTCAATGTCGGTCCACACCCACTCATTGTTGACCACTGCAATAGACCCAAGATCAACCAAGGTTGACCAAGTTACGTTGTCTAGCGAATATTCGTAAATGATTGACCAAGTGCCGCTTGCGGCAGGCAAAAAGCCAATTGAGCCAATAAAAATGGGGTTTGATGGGCCGTAATTGACAGAAATGTTCCCGTTGGCTACGGTCTGCGTGCAAACCGTATCGACATCGCCGTCATAGACATTGCCAAGCGTGCCCCCAGCAGACGACGTATAGGAGCCGTCAGGGCGGTTCAGATAACGGTACAGGGCATTTAGCACATCATTGCCACCAAGGGGCAGCAAGTATGTTGCTTTGTCTGCCGTGAAACCATAAACCTTTTTGTTGATTGCCCAATATTGGATGCCGATGTTGATCAGGTCGGACAACAGAAAGAACAGCGACTCACGGGCGCTTAGGACCTGCTCAGACGTCAGCTCTTCCGCCAGTTTCCCGCAGCGACGAGCACCGTGGTCAATCAGCGTTTGCACCGTTATGACGGTCGTACCCGTAGTGCCAGAATATGCCATCGTTGTTCCCTTACCAGCCGGGGCAGTTCCACCGCTTTAGCGATGCTTTAGCGCGTGGAGCGTCCCCTTTTGCATGTTCCACAACACCGCTCATGCGAGCGCAAAATGAGTCCTTGCGTGCGCCGCCTTTAGGTTGTGGAGCCTTTAAATTACTTCCTGTTTCACGGTTGTATTTTGCCCGACCTTTGGCCGTTAATCCAGCACCTTTGTCAACGGACAGTTTTTCACCGCGACCAACTGCAAGGCTTACATTCTTCTTGCTCATTTCACTTTGGCGGTTTTTGCTGACTGCTTGAAGGCATCAGCCGTTGGCGCACCTTTGCTGCCCACTCGGCGCATCTTTTCGCCAGAGCCTTCAGCGATCCGCTCACGTTTTGCATTAATGTTTTCATACAATCCGCCTCCTTTAAACTTTTTTCCCTCGTCAGCTTTGGCAAAATCTTTGCCGACTTTTGTGGGGATGCCAACCTTTTTGGCAAACGCAGGGCTATGTGCGACTGCCGCCATCAAACGATGTTGGGAGGGTGACTTGCTTGGCATGATTAAGCGTAGGATTTGACCATCTCAAGAACAACAAAATATGTGTCGCCAGAAGATGCATCAGAAGTGCTAAACACAATATTGCCATTTTTGCCCGCGCCAGCATTGTTTGGAATGCCACCAAAACCTGAAAAGTCATTGCAATAATTGGTATTCACAGCAGCTAAAAAGAATGGCACATCTGTTGATGCGTCCCAATACATACGCACTTCCATGCCGTGGCACACTGAAGTAATTTTTGTTACCGTTACGCCTGTACACGCCTGTCCTGCACTGTTTGCAGTAAGCGAAGAAACATTAACTTTGGTAACCGCTGTTTCACCAGTGCCATCACTGATGTTCGTAAATTTCATAATTGCAACGCGCTCACCATCCATGATGGTTTGACTTGTAACTGCATCAGCCATATTTCTCTCCAATTAGAAGCAGGGGCCGAAGCCCCCACTTGTTTTAGCAATTCACAGATCCGCCGCGCTTTTTGGCGGGCGTCACAGTGACCGACTCTTTGGTCTTTGTAACGCTGTCAGCTTTGGGAGCAGAGGAGAACAGGTCTTTGGCCACGCTCTTTACTTTACCCATCACCTTGCCGGGGAAGCTACGAATTGAACGCGCCATATCCATGTCATCAGCATCAGGCCCGATTGCCTTGTCGTACATGCCCTTGGACAGGTCAACATCGCCGCCATCTTTGAGCTTCATCTTGCTGGCAGGTCCATACTTCAGGTTACTGTCAGCTTTCGCTGCACGCATTGCCGGGGCATTCTCTTTGTTGGAGATTGCTTGCAGTGCGCGGTTACCCGGAGCAACCCGGCCACCACTCTTGTAGGTTCCAGCAAGTTCATTGATGGCTACAGGCTTGGAGGCAGGCTTACGACCTTGAGGCATCGCGACGGGACGGCCTGAATTAACAGTCCCGCCCGCCGCGTAGGCTTTTTTTGCTGTACCGCCTTTTTTATAAGCGCCGTACATGCCTTCATCCATCATGCCGCCGTTCATCATGCCGTCGCCAGCCATGCCGCCGCCCATCATGCCTTTGATCTTGCCGCCTTTTTTGTAGCCGCCGCCGTTTGACTTGGCCACACCACCAGTAGCATAGCCACCGCCATTGCCCAGCTTCACACCGCCAGTTTTGGCAGGCGAATGGTCAGGCTTGGCTGTGTCCATCTTGGTGTTGCGGTACTCGCCGCCTTGGCCTTCAGTGTTGATGATGCCGCCCTTGGCGTAACCACCTTGACCGTTAACCACGCCGCCAGTGGCCATCTTGCCACCATGCTTTAGCTTGAGCGAAGTGCCCTTGCCGCCTTTATGCTCTTGCATGTCGTGCTGCTTGAAAGCCTTTTTGATCATGGCCTTGTCTTGACCCATGTCAGCCTTGCCGCCTTTTTTCATGGCAGGCATAGCAGGGGGCATAGAGGGCTGCATCTGCGAAGCGCTGCCAACCGGACCGGCAGGTCCAGCACCAGCGGGCATACCCTTCATGGCGCGACGACGCATGGCCAACGAAGGTTTCATTGGCGAACGACCCATTGGCATACCGCCACGGGCAGGCATGGCAGGGGGCATATCAGGGGGCATAGCGCCCATGGGCGAGCCCATCATGCCGCCGTCAGCTTTTTTAACTACCTTGCCACCTTTTTTGAGTTTTAGCTCAACTGAAGGCTCAGTGGTCTCCATCTTTACCATTGGTTTAAATTGACCCATGTCGTTCTCCTTATGCTTGTGTGACGCCAAGAGCGCCAACACGGGTTGCATTTGGGCCTGCTGCAATTGCTGGCAGGGCTATTCCCATCACAAGGCGTTTGACGCCGTCCGCCGCAGAGGAAGGCAAATAAGTGCCTCGCACATCACCAGTTGTGGTGGTTGCGGTAGCAGTAGCGGCAACGGTCATAGTGCCAGCATCTTCAGCCAAGGTGTTGTCCCAACCAGCGCGGGTGACGTAGCCCCTATCTGTGATGCGCAATGGCGCACCCAAGATATCGGTTGTGCCTACCGCAACGGTTACTACACTTGCGCCAGAAGCTGTAACACTAGAGATTTGGAAAAAGGCTTTTTTGCCATTGACAGTAGTAGACGCCACTGTTCCTGTGGCAATCACTTCGCTCATGGCTTGACCGTAGTAATCAAAACCTGAAACAGTAATGTTGACAGAGGTTGGAGAGCCAGCACCTGTAGTTGTAGAAACAGCACGAGGGCAATCAAGTTGCAAGACTGTTGCACCGCTTGCGGTCGTGACGGATGTAACACCAGCACCTGCGGCAAGCGTGAGCGTGGTAGCAGTTGTGATGACAGCGGCAACAATGTTGGTTGTCAACTTAGCCTGTGGTACAACATCCCAAACATAAATGCGACCCAGAGGGCCAACACCTACGCTCATTGTGGATGGGTTTTGCAACAAAGCATTACCAGAGCCTACGATGGTTGAACTTGCTACAGTTTGCGAAGCGCTAACTGTGTAAGTGCCTATACCGCCAGAACCCGTACCAAAAGCGGTAATGTATGTACCGTTAGTCAGCGACGTTGAACTGTCAATAAACATACCCACAGTGATGGGGTCATCAGAAAGCATCGCGGTGACGGTCAACGTGGTGGTAGCAATTGAACCAGTAAAAGTTGAAACAGAGGGATAGGCGTCCGCGCCTTGAGTGGTAATAGCGGAACCCAGAAAAAGGTCATCTGAAAATTGAGGCATCGTCTTCTCCTTGAAAAGCTTGACGAGTTAACAAAAAAGGGGCGGGGTTTTTACTCCCGCCCCGCTTGGCTTATACGCCGGGAGTGCCGTACATTGCACGCGGATCGGTGAATCCGGGAATGTAACGCTCGGTGGCCTTGTAGCGCATCGAGTCGGTCTCGAAATCGCCTTCCATGGTCTTTTCCAGCTTGCGACGCATCAAAAGCTTCATGCCTTCGGGTGCATCGGTCTGAACAAAGAACGCGGTGGCGCTCGTCAAACGGCTGATCACAGCAGCGCCTTCGTCCAGCAAGCCGATAGACTTGACAGGGTTCAGGTCGTTGTTTGCCGTGCCAGCACGCAGAACCGACTTCAACAGGACTTCAGCTTGGAAGACGTTGCCCGGAGCGACCACCAGTTGGCGGGGCACAAGACGGATCTTCTTGCCGTTGTTGTCTACAGCTTGGCGGATCTGGATCAGCATCTGCTCCAGAGAGGTCTGGCTCAGGTTAGCCGCAGTGGCCAACTGGTTGCTGAACGTGCCGTTCACGATGGGGTGAGCGGTGTTGATCAGAGACACGCCATCGCCACCGGGGTAGCTGGAGTTGAAGCCACGGTTCAGAATGTTCGCGCACAGGGTCTCTTTGGTCTCAATGAGAGACTGAGCCAAGTGACGAGCATAGACCTGACCGATACGGATGTGGTCGCCGTCTTCAACCAACACTTTGGTCAACGCGAAGGCCAAGCCATACACGTTGTACACATAGCGTTGCAAGAAGAGCACGCCGCCCTGTTGGTAGCTAACGGGAGTACCGTCAGGCAACTGGGGAGCCGCGCCAAAACCGTACAGGACGGGTTCTTCGTGGTAGTTACGGGGAATACCGTCTTGCTCACGGAAAACCCGTGACCATTCGTCGGTACGTTGATCATAGACTCCGTCGAAACATTCGTTGAGGATAGGCTCAACTATCGAACGGAAGTCCGTACTGCGCATTGGTGCTGCCATTTTATTGCTCCTTAGATAGCGTTAATGGTAGCAACGAACTGGCTGCGGCTCACTTGAACCTGCACCACAGTAAACGCATCGCCCCAAGCGTTGTCAACGCCGTTACCCAAACCGATAATGCGCATATCGCCCACACTACCAGAACCTACCAGCGAAGTGGAAATCATGCACTGAGACAAGCCTGTGGTCGTAGAACCAGCAGTGATGCTTGCGAAGTTGGCTTGATCGCCGATCGAGGTTTGTGCCAAGCTACCGTTGGCCTGAATGTCGTACACGATATTCGGGTCAGAGTAGTAGTAGGTCACTTGAGAGCCAGTTTGGTAGGCGGTGTTGGCCACCCACTGATTGCTGACCAGACGACGGCCAGTGACATCAGTGTACTCATGACCAGCAAATGCGCCTTGGTAGGCGCTGCCAGCAGTAGCAGCAATGATGTTTCCAGACGTATCAAGGGCGACAGGTTGGCCCTTCAAAATTCCGGTTGAATAACCGGAAACAATACCGTTAGCAAGCGCCACAGCGCGATCCAGACCCGATGGGTGGAACGAAGGACGCAGGCCGAACGGAGCAGAGGTTGCACTCATAAAAACTCCTTTGTTAAGTCCTCAACCGTAAAACACGGGAGTTTGGACGTTTCGGTTCAAATTGCCAAAGCCTTCACCTTCAACGCTTCCCAGACTTCTGCCTGAGCTATCGCGATTACCCTGAAGTTGCTCAATTTGGACTTGGACTTTGTCCGCCTCCTCCATGGGCGCTTCATGGTGCATTTGAGTCATGACCTCTTGATAGACTTCCATTGGAAGTTTATACAAGCGCATTTCATTGCACGCAATAAAACCTATGTCTTCGCCAGCCTTTACGCGGTAATTGTCGAATCCGGGTAACTCATCCGCCTTCACGGGAACATAACCCAATCGCATCCGCTTATCGATACTGTCGTAGCCGTTGGTGGTTGATAACCAGCAAAGATGCCATCCCGGAATATCCGGAACCTTCGGCAGCGCACTTTGTGTCCATTCATCGCTCCACATCTTGCGACGTTCCTGCTTTGAAATGAACGCCTCTTCGGGGGCAGCTCGTGATAAATCTTGTGAAGATCGGCTTTCACGGCCACCCGCGTTGAGGGTTTTTTTGAGACGAGAATCCATAATGTTTAGCTCCTTTTATTGCGTGCTTCAATAGCGTATCGTTTGATCATCTTGTTGCGTTTTTCTGGGTCATCCCAAAAACCTGCATCCTTCATTGCTCGGACCTGTTCAGGTTCCAAAACAAATTGGTTGCCATTAACGCGA